GGTGCTCAAGGTCCAGCAGGTAATGCTGCAACAATAGCAATAGGAACTGTTACTACAGGAGCAGCAGGTTCTAGTGCAAGTGTTACAAATGTAGGAACATCAAATGCTGCGGTATTAACTTTTAGTATCCCAAGAGGAGATGCTGGTAGTAATGCAACTGTTACTGCTGGTAATGGAATATCAGTTTCAAATGGCGAAGTATCAATAGATAGTAATGCAGTTTTAGATGGTGGAACTTTCTAGAAAAGACAGAATATAATTCATGTATTAAAATAAAATTAAAATAATTTTTTTTATGTCTAAACATCTTGATTATGTTCAGCAAGCTGATGGAACATGGAAGTGGGAACTAGCAGAAATCCCTGCTGTTAAATCCACTCCAGTACAAGCTCCAAAAGCAAAA